GATAGGTATGTACCACTAACGAAGTAAACTTTACCACGTCCCTCTGAATCTCCAGTGTCTGGATAAAGAGCTGCTAATACAGCCTCTGTTCTATCGCCTGTTCCTGTTCGGGAAGCACCATTATTTGCTGTCATGTCTGTAGATAGTGGAGGAAACTTAATTTCACTAAAGTCAGATAACGCTTGTCCTAGGTCTAGATTCTCTACGTCGGGGTATACCCAGTCTTCTACTAATAGTAACTGTGCATCCCTCTGTTCGTCCCATTCAGTAGTAGCTGTAACAGGATTGTCTGCTCCCCCTGTACCAGTGATGTCTTGGTTTGCTTCATAGATCTTACGATCACTACCGCCTGAACCATACACTACAAGATCACCAGCTAAGTAATCTTCGTATGTATTCCATTCTGTGGCTTTTGCTTGTGGGTCTTGAGTAGCTGATGTATAGTATCCAATAGGTTTTCCCTTACTGTCTACTGTAGTACTAGTAGAGCCGTCATAATTATAAAGATAATTCTGAGGATTCAAGAGTCTTACTGTAGCTCCTCCGCTTCCTATGGTTACTAACTCGTTTAACTGATAATCATTTCCTGCATTTATAATATCTAAGATACCATCTACAACACCAGCTGATTGAGAGACTTTGCAGATTAATCCAGACCCATTATCACTAGTTGTAGTGTATTCTGTAGTAGAATCATATCCTGTACCGCCCTCAATTATATCATATTCCCAAGTACCTATAGTACCTGAGCTTCTAAACGCAGGACCACTATCGGTTGAACTAAATCCTGCTTTGACGTTTCGGTTCAAAAGAAGTACATCTTGTCCAACTGAGATACCCTTTAAAGATTGTCTAGCATTTGTGGTAGAGCCTACTGGTCTGTATGTTAGATAACTCCTCAGAGCTGAAGATATAATACCATTATCAGGTGAGATATCTTTCCACCCACTAGCCAGAACCCTAAAGATCCATAGTAATCTATCAGAACTATTCTCAGCATTAAAATCTACAATAATAAGATACCTAGATTCTTCTGAAAGATCAAACCAAAAGAACCATAAGTCTTTACCTAAGATATCTGTAATACCTAGATCAACTCTTGTCCCATCTATCTCGGATATAATCTGAGACCCTGCTCGTTTGGATATAGATCTCTCTAAAGTAACGAAAGCGTTATCAATGTTCTCGGCTTCTGTTGGTAGTCTCTTACTGGGGGCTTGTCTGCCCACACCACTAGAGAGAGTATTAATTGGTAATCTAACTTGTGAGTTCTTCTTTGATTTAGCCATATTAACCCCTAAAATTCCAGAATCTAAATCTGGAGGGATCGTTAGAAGTCATTCTATCTCTGTTAATTAAACTATTATTCAAGATATTTCTTCTACGGTGTCGAATATCCGATGCCCTTCCCTTAGCCATACTACGCATCTCTTTCTGTGCTAGGTATTGGTCAGCCTCTCCGTCACCTTGGGTAATCATTTGATACCAGCGTGTAGCCGAGGATATAATCCCCTGTTGTATTGCCGTATCCATATCTTCCCACCTGATTCTTTGCACTATCTCTATAGTATACTCAGTACCTGCATCCCAGTATTCTGTTTGTTCTGTAACATTATAAAGGTAGCCATTAGGTTCTCCTCGTATGCCTGTTTCTATAACATAGCCGTCATAACCATCTACACTGTTATCACTTACATGATGACTTAGTAAATCTACTGATAAACAATCAGATGGTAAGACTATTCTTAAATTAGTATCTGGTTTAAGTTTCTTAATATACTTATTACCAGCAATGCCTCGCATTTGGAATTCGTTAGTTACTTTCTTGAGCATGAACTCAGCAACTTCCGTGTCGATACCAGAGGATTCCTCTAAGTCAGAGACTAGTGATTCACCTGCTGCTAATAGCATTTCATTGACGGCATCTAATCTTGTGATATAGCCCATGATATCCTCCTGTTAAATAAAAGACCAATCCCCCCGAAGGGGGACCAGCCCGAAGTACGTATAACTAAAGTTGTTATCCGTTATTTGCACCATATTCAGTAGCGAAATTACTACCGAGATCGGTCGCTAATGCAGCACGAGTAGTAGTACTAGAGTCACTTGTGATGACAGCGCAACATTCAGGACGTAGAACGCCTGTGCCACCCATCATACTAGCAACTGTAAACACAGTATTTCTACGTATGTCATCCACTGTATCAACCTTAAGACCTTGTAGTCTTAGGGAAGCTACACAACCTGTTTGCCAGATCAAAGCTTTAACACCAGCTGTTGAGAAGTCTAGGTTATATCGTGCTTCACCGAGCGTAGGAGCATCGGTTGAAGGGATATGATTAGACTTAATAATCTTACAGCCCATGTATTCAAGTGAGTCTTGAAGAGCACCAAGTGGATTACTCCACGGAGCACCTAGACCACCAGCTTGTGCAACACCACCAAACATTGGTTGAGCATTGTAAACATTACTGATATCTGCAGCTCTTGCTACACCAAGTGAACGAATGTCCATGAACGCTTGTGGCGTTACAGCACAATATACACCACCCACAGGGATGTTGTTTTCTTGGAGGTGAACACAGAAGTCTTCAATAGCTTGAAGTACCTTAAGAGCAGCTTCAATACGCTTTGAAGAGGATGCAGTTGAAAGCCCGAGATTTGCGAAGTCTGCATCTGAGTACAACGCATTGTCAAGACTCATGTCTGGACGTGGATCGTCGTCACTTGATGCATTAGCATCGTCTCGTTGAGATTCAGCACCAGCACGTACTAGGTAAGCAGCAATTTGCTTATCCCGTGTATTCGCTAGAACCAAACCAGCTTGACGAGCGAGTTCTGCACGGTATTCCCATTGGGTTACCATGAGGTCTACGTTGTCAAGTTCAAAGTGAGCCGCCATTGGACGCTTATCCAATGTTACTTGGAATGTAGTAGCTGTTGAGTTTGTTCCACCCATTAGCTCTTCACCTGCATCCCATGCAGCTTCGAGATCTACTGTTCCTGTGATTGGAAATTCCATTGATCGACCACTAGGGATCGTCTTTGAGTTTACCAAACCTTCGAACATATTATATTCATCATAAGCATGAATTACTTCACCAGACCAAACTGGTAGCCACAGCTTACCTGGAGGGTTTGCCCCCGAAGTTGCTGCAGTTGTTGAGGATCTATACCCCATGTCAGTATTACCGAGTGAATCAGCCATAATACTAAACTCCTTATATAAAGGTTAAAATATAGGACTATTACTAACACATATAGATTATTCCCTGCAGCGAGAGTCTAACTTGTGGTGGTCATAGAATTTATAAGTCATCCATTGCCCTTAGGGGGATTTACTTAAGGTATCTATTCCCGATGTATACCTGATCGTCCAATTATTCAGGTAATGTATTCCAATTTGTACGCATCATGCGTTGTTCTACAGCCTCCCTAAACTTAGGTTCTACCTTAAATCTAGGGTTGTTCCTATCTTGTAAGAACTCACGTCTTGTAGTATAGGTGGTGTAGGTTTGTTTAGTAGCCGTTTGGTTTACTCTATTTTGAGTAGCCTCAGGCTCATTATTGATAGGTTTAGATTGTGCATCAGCATCATACTTGGACGCTAGTCCTCTGAGGGTAATGTCCCTCATGTTTGGAGTAGCCATCCCAGCATTGATACTGTATTGCACATCTTCAGATAAATTCTCAGATGCCCATTGTAACATAGACTGTAGTCGTTCCATTCCACCGACGACACTCCCTGCCTGAGCATATGATTCTCTCATCTTTGCTTTCTGTCCCGTAAGAAAATCATCAATCATAGGACCATTAAGACCTGTACGATTCGTAATATCTTGTCGAGTTTCCTCAGATAGCGTACCTGTGGCAGCCACCTCATAGGACCAATTATCCCAGTTACTTTGGTCTACACCTAGGATATTCTCTGAAGCCTCTGAGAGCTCCTCTACGGGTTCCTCTGTTTTAGGAGGGATCCGTAGCTCCCCTTCAGCTAAAGGTTCTGAGACAGCCTCTACGGGCTTCTCTGGCTCTGTAGCATTTGGGTTTATCGGACCTGTATCTGAGTATTGTTTCTTTAGTTCAGCAATCTCTTGCTGACCTTGAGTATAATTCTTCTGTGCTTCCTTGAGGGAATCAAACCATGAACCTGCGTCTGCAAAGTTCTCTGGTATAGTTTTTCCACCTTCTTGCACATAAGTTTCAAAAGCAGCACGTTCCCTAGCAGCGTTTACTTCATCTGCACTTGCTGTAATAGATTGTTCCGTATCACGGACTGTATCCATGATCTCATTAGGAGTCTCCTGTTGGTATTCGAATACCTCAGGTGATTGTTCCTGTGGAGTCTGATTACTTTCTGTCATTTATTCTTTTCCTTTTCGATTGTCCTTAAGCGAGCTTCGTGGTCTTCCAACATATCGTGAAAGCTTTCGATAGCGTGTGTTAAGGATCCTATTTGTCGATTCATTTGCCATAGCATGCCGACTACGCCAGCTCCTATGATAATTTCTAATATAGGGATAGCCCCTGTCATATTTATCATTTGCTTTCCCTTTCGGAGTATTATTTATTCCACGGAAACATTTTTCGTACCCATCCCCATAGCGGTGCGCCTACAAAGGCTCCTGCAATAAAGATCAATACACTATAAAACACTGTACCTAGAAAACTATCCATATGTTTTCTCCTTCTTAAGTTTTAACATTTCTCGCACGTTACTGTATCCCCATGCGATACTAATAGCACCCGTAGCTCCTATGATTGGTAGGAAAATCCATGATGCATATATACTGATGACATAATTTAAAATAATTAGAGCGATTCCTCCAATTATAGGTCGCCAGCCCATTGTCCCCCTTGAAATTGTAAGTAAAACGATACCAGATAACAAACAGAATCCTCCTATTCCACTAAGGATAGTTAGATTCTCTAGTGCTGCTACTTTTTCTATGTTAGTTACTCCCCCAAAATCATCTATAAACCCTCGTTCTTGGTTAACAGGAGGAAACATTCCTTTAAACATCGAGCATCCTGATAGTAACAATATACTACAGAGTAACAGGAAGCGGCTCATCATTTACCACCACTTGAGCCAGTTT